ATATGTCGCAGCGGCCCTTTCTGGGACTTAATTTTTCATGTCTGAAATTGATATTTTGGAGTTGACACCCCTAAACCTCCCCCGGTTTGTTTTGAAAAATGAGGTATTTATCACAGAACAAGTACGCGGCCCTGGTGGGTGTGAGCCCCCAGGCGATCAGCAAGGCGATCAAGGAAGGCCGCGTCATTCGGGCGGAGCGCGGCGTGGATCCGGGACACCCAACAAATCTACATTTTCAGGAGAACGCCGCCAGGAACTCCGCCAAAATAAAGCGGGGTTTCCCTAAGAAGAAAAAGCGCGGGCCGAAACCGGGCGCGAAAAAGAACAGGAAAAAGGCCAAGACCACCCAGGGGGAGGAGGACGGGGATCGCGGCGAAGGCTACACCCCGGAACAGGACATTGACTGGGAAAGCGGGGAGCTACCGGCGAACGTGGGCGCCCTGTCCAGGGCCACCACGGACAAGCTGAAAACGATCGAGCAGATCCACGCCCTCCGGATTAAAACGGACAAGGAGCGCCAGGAGCTGATCGATCGGGATCTGGTCCGGCGTCTGTTCTCGAAAATGTACCTGATCGACACAAACGAACTCAAGACACTGGCGGACAAGCTCCCCGCCGATATCGCCGGCCTGGCCGGGATAGATGATCAGAAGGTGATCATGGAGATCGGGGAGCGGATCGAGCGCGAAGTATACCGGAGCCTGGCCCACATTAAACGGCTGATAAATGATCTATTTGAGGAAATAGGGGCGGAGGTGATCGAGTGACGGAAAAAGCGTTCCGGGCGGTTATTTATCGCGCCAGCGATCTGGCGTTCCTTCGTGCTGAAAATGAAAAAAAACCAGTGGAGCCCCCCAGCCGGCTGATCTCTGACTGGGTGGAGGATCGGCGCGTCATGCCACCCTCCACGCCTTTCCCCGGGTTCTATGAAAACAGGCGGACACCGTACACGGTGGAGATCATGGACAACATGGCGCCGCACAGCCACATACAGCACACGGTTGTAATGAAGGCGGGCCAGCTGGGGCTCACCGCCGCGGCGGAGAACGTCCTGGCTTACTGGATGGATGAAAGCCCCGCGGAGATCCTGTTCATTTCAAACACCGCGGACCAGCTGGAAAAGTGGGCGATCAAGCGCCTGGAGCCCCTGATCGACAGCTGCGGGATCCGTTCAAAAATTTTCGCGCAAACAGAAAACAGACTTTCCAGGCGGTCCGGTGACAAAATTTTTGTTAAGGAGTTTTCGGGCGGGTGCCTGGACATGGCCAGCGCCCAGTCCGCGGCCTCCCTCCGGGCCGATTCGAAACGGGTTTTGATCCGGGATGAGATCGACGGGGCCCCGCTCATGCTCCGGACCGGGGAGGGTGATTTTTTAAGCGTGTCCTATGTCCGGACAAACGCCTGGGGAAACCGGCGCAAGGTTTTGGATATTTCCACGCCAACCGTGGTCGGGGACTCCGCGATCTTCACGCTGTACGAACTGGGGGACCAGCGCCAGTACTTTGTCCCGTGTCCACTTTGCGGGAAAGCCCAGATCCTCACCTGGGAGGCGGAGCACGCGAACCACGGGATCAAGGCGGATCGGAAGGCCGGGCGCCTGGAGCGCGTTTACTATCTGTGCGAATTTTGCCATGACGCGATCTTCAATCACCAAAAAACCGACATGCTGATCGCCGGGGAGTGGAGGCCCACCGCGGTGAGCCAGTCCGCCGTGTTTCGTTCCTACCAGCTGTCAAGCCTTTACAGCCCGGTGGGCATGCTGTCCTGGTTTGAACTTTTCGAGGAGTACACGAAGGCCCAGCAAAAACCGGAAGGCATGCGGAGTTTTAAAAACCTTTATGAGGGCCAGCCGTACATCGAGCAGGGGACGCGCCCGGACTTGAACACGTTGATCGATTTGCGGGGCGCGTACAAAATGCGGGACGTCCCGGACGGCGTCCTGTATTTGACCATGGCCGTGGACGTCCAGGAGGGTACAAAGCGGGACGGGGATCCCGCGCGCCTGGAGCTGGAGGTGTGCGGCCATGGGATCGGGTACCGGACGTGGCTGATCGATTACCGCACGATCGAGGGGGCGATCGATGATCCTTTTGGCGGCGCGTGGGAATCCCTCCGGGAGTGGGGCCAGGAAACGCGGATCAAGTACGCGCGATCGGACGGGCGCGAATTTATGCCGTTTTTGATCCTGGTGGACTCCGGTTTCAAAACGGACGTGGTTTACCGTTTCTGTGGGAGCGGGTGGCGTGGGTGTTTCCCGTCCAAAGGTTTTCAGGCCCTGAAAACCCGGAAGGCGGAAAAAGGCGATCCCGTCACCGCCTCCAATTTCCGGAGGTTCCGCGCGGCCAGGATCAGCCCCGAGATCACGCTGTACGAAATCAGCACGAACTATTACAAAACCCACCTTTACAACAATTTGCGGATCAAGCGCCAGGACCGGGATCCACAGCGCCCCGGGTTTTGCGATTTTCCACGGGACACCCCCGATCACTATTTTGAGATGCTCCGCGCGGAGGAAAAACGGAAGGACGGATCCTTCCACTGTCCCCAGGGCCGGCGAAATGAGGCACTAGATCTCCGGGCCATGAATTTGTGCGCCGCGGATGTTTTCCTGGAGGGTGAAGTTTTCGAATTTAGGCAAAAACTAAAAGAGCGGGGCGCCACCCTGGACCAGCTCCAAACAATCACCAGGCGCACGGTTTTGGATTACATGATCAAGGCCACGGCCAGAAAAAAGGTTCAAAATTGACACCGGATCTGATTTGCGGCGATTGCCTGGAAGTCCTCCCCACCCTCCCCGCGGAACACTTCGATCTGGTGATTGCGGATCCGCCCTACTTTGAAACAAAGGGGGACTTTGATTTCCAGTGGCCGGACTTCGCGGCGTACCTCCAGGACGTGGACAGGTGGGCCAGGGAGATCACCCGCGTCCTGAAAAAAACGGGCTCCCTGTTCTGGTACGGGCACGCCAAAAAGATCGCCTATTCCCAGGTGGTCCTCGATCAGTATCTGAACCTGGAAAATGTTTTAGTGTGGGAGAAAACGGAGTGCCGCACGCGGATCGGTTCGGAGGAGTTCCGATCCTTCATGCCGGTGACTGAGCGGATCCTGTTTTACTCCAGGGAGGTGAACAGGACAGGCCTACAGGAGATCAAACTGGACAAGGAAAACTTTAAGGAACTGCGGGAATATTTCCGGGGGCTCCAGGAGTGGATCGGCCTGTCAATCAAGGGAATAAACCAGCGCCTGGGCCACCGCCGCGCGGAACATGCTTTTTACTGGGGATCCACCCAGTGGGATCTCCCCATGGAGGAGGTTTACCTCCAGCTGGTGGAGCACTTCGGGATCTGTGCCTGGCCCGGGTACCGCCAGTGGGCGGACTTGAAACAGGAACACGATCGGTTCATGGGGCAATACACCGGCCTGATCGAAGGGTACGAAAGCAAGCGCCGCCCGTTCAATAATGCGCTAAAATTGACGGACGTTTTAAAGTATTCCCAGGAGGCCCACGAAACCAGCCGGGAGGACCACCCCACACAAAAACCGCCCACCCTCACCCGGGCGATCGTCACCACCACCGCAAAAAAAGGACGGGCGCGCCCTGGTCCCCTTCATGGGTTCGGGTGTGGAGGTGGTGGAGTGCCACCTGGCCGGCATGCAAACCACAGGGATCGAAATAGATCCGGATTTTTACCGGGCCGCCTGCTCCCGGATCGCCAAGGACACCGCCCAGCTGGCCCTCTTTTAGTCTTGGCCCTTTTGTCACACTTGATCGCCTCACCTGGTGCGGTAAATGCGCGGAATTGTTGACAAAACGCCGGTGGATTAATACAGTTCCCCTAATATGGCTTGTTTAACACCTGCCCAGCGGGCCAGGATCCTGGCCCGGATTGAACAAAAAGAAGCACAGCTGGAGATCGTCAACACCACGTACACGGAGGCCCTGGCGGACGCCTCGGAGCAGTACAAATTCGACAGCAACGAAGGCGCGCAAAGCCTCAAAAATCGCAAGCTATCGGAGTTGAAGGAACAGATCGACAGCCTACAGGGTGAGATCGATCAGCTGTACCGGCGCCTGAATTGCGGGGGCCTGGTATCCATGAAGCTTAGGCGGTACGGATGAGCACACCAGCGGAAAAACTAAACCCGGACAGGCCGGGAACCGTGGAGGCGGGAACAGAATTTTTGCGGATCGTCCGCAGGGGGGACACCGTGCGGATCCCCATGGCGCCCCCAGACCCTCCAGGCTCCCAGGGCCGCGCGCGTTCAGTTGACACAACCGTCCCCTTTTCTTTTGGCGTGGGTTCAGACGGTTCTAAGTATCCGAACGGGATCAGCGCCACCGGATACAGCCCGGCCCTGTACACCAGCGCGATCCGGCAAAATTGCCGGAACATTTACCACGACAGTGTAGTGGCCCACGCCATGGTTGAGCGGTGGGCGGACGTGGTGATTGATACGGGCCTAATCTGTCAACCGAACCCGATCGCCAGTGTTCTGGGAATTACGCAAGCCGCCGCCAGCTCCTGGGCCATGGACGTGGGGCCAAGGTTTCACGCCTGGTGTATGGACAAGCGGGCCAGCCGGGACGAAACCCAGAACTGGTACCAAATGCAAAGAACGATCGAGGTGTGCGCCCAGCGTGACGGTGAGGGGTTCCTCCGGTTTTTCTATTCCATGCGCCGCGATCTCCAGAACCCCCTGCAGCTCCAGTTGCTGGACCCGAACCAGATCCGCGGCGGCGGCGTGGTGTCCACCACCGGGTTCAACGCCGGCCAGGTGGACGGGATCGAGCGGGACGCCGCGGGCCGTGCGGTGGGGTACAAGGTGTGGGTGTACGTGCCGGGGCAAAAGCGGTACGTCCCCCGGACCGTGCCGGCCTGGGGCCCAAAGTCCGGGCGTCAAATGATGGCGCATGTGTTCCAATCAATCTACCCAGGCCAGGGCCGCGGGATCTCCCGGCTGGCGTCCATTGTTCAGGATTGCCAGGCCCTGTCCGATTTCACCCTGTCCCAGATCCACAAAGCGATCAATCAGTCCACGATCGCGCTGTACACAAAACCCAGCCCGGACAATCCGGCGTCCAATCCCATGGGGGACATGGCGCGGCGTTATGGCGCCGGGCCGGAGGACGATCTGGTGGAGGGGGAGGCGGAGGGCGTAACGCCTGAAAGTGTGCTCCCCCTGTCTGAATACGTCAAATATGTGGAACTCCCGGAGGCCACGTTCCGGCAACCTGGATCCGTGGGTGTTTTCAACCTCCAGGAGGGTGAGGATCTAAAGTCACTGGAGAACACCAGCCCGGCCCAGGCCTATGATCGATTTGTGGAGGCTTACACCTCCCACCTGTGCGCCGCAAACTCCATGCCGCTGGAAGTCCTCCTCCAAAAATTCAACGCCAACTACAGCGCCAGCCGGGCCGCCCTGGTTATGCTGTGGAGGGTGGCGGAAATACTCCGCCACGAAAAAGAAACCGATTGTTTGACACCAGTTTACAGGGCGTGGCTGGCCGGGGAGATCGCGGCGGGGAGGATCAAGGCCCCGGGGTGGGCGGATCCCCGCCTCCAGGCGGCCTGGCTTAACGCCACCTATATGGGATCGCCGGTTCCAAATATCGATCCCTGGAAACAGGCGCGCGCCGCGCGTGAAAACATGGCGATCGGTGTGAGCACCGGGCGCAAGGAATCCAAAAACCTGGATCGCGGGGACGTGGCCGCAAACCATGAGGAGCTGGCCAGGGAGTACCAAACCTTGCCGATCCCCTACTGGGAGCAAAAATAATGGCGGATCCTTTAATTGTCGATATCACACCAGCGGACACCTGGGTTTTGGTGGCCCAGAACGTCCAAAGCGGCCAGCTTTTTGAAAAGAAGGGGGCCAAGTACATTTACACCACGCGGGACACCGGAAACCCCGGCCCACCCGCCAGCCCCCTGACTGATCAGGCCCCGCTATTTGATGACACCACCACAGCGGTGATCAGCTCCTCCTTTGCCATAGATGTGTACGTTCGGTGTATAGGTGAGGAGGGGAAAGTCATGGTGGTGATCCCATGAGTGTGAACCAGGGAAAAACTGATCTAATAGGTGACGGTGGCGGGGCCGCGGCGGGCCCGGTGGGGCCCCACGGTGAGGCCTCCCACGTAGGCCAGATCGGTGACGCCTCCCAGGTGAACATTGAAAAACTGGGGACGCCGGCGATCGATGACGTCCAGGACGCGATCCGCCTGGGTGGAGGAGCTGGGGCCACGGGCTCCGGATACATAACGGATGCGGGCGGAGGCTCGATCGATATCGCAGCCGGCGCGGGGTTCATTCGTGACACCGCCAGCCACACGGGCGATCTGAAATCTTTTGAGTGGTCCGCCCTGGCCGGCCAGGCGATCCCCGCGGACACCGTGCGCCATGTGGGGATCGATTACAACGCCGGATCCCCCCAGGTGCTGATCCAGGCCGCGGACTCATGGAA